TGGTGTCGCACTAGAAGGACGGTCGTGGCGCAAGGACTTCTACGAGCCCTACAAGAAAAACCGTGCTGTAGCACGTGGCGCAATGACCGAAACAGAAGCAGAAGAAGATAAACTGTTCTGGGAGACGTATGATGCACTGACTAAATACTTGGCTACGAAAACAAATTGTAGTGTGATCCGTTGTGCCACTGCCGAAGCAGATGATATTATAGCACGTTGGATCTCTTTACACCCCCAAGATGAACACACTATTGTAAGTTCAGACACTGACTTCGTGCAGTTGCTGGCCGCCAACGTCACGCAATACAATGGTATTACAGATGAACTTTTGACCTTGGAGGGCATATTCAATGCTAAAGGTAACCGTGTCAATGATAAGAAAACTAAACAGCCAAAAACGATCCCAGATCCAGCCTGGTTGCTATTTGAGAAGTGTATGCGTGGCGACACCTCAGACAACGTATTCAGTGCATATCCTGGAGTACGTGAGAAAGGCACAAAGAATAAAGTTGGTCTCCGTGAGGCCTTTGGAGACAGAGACCGGCGCGGATACAATTGGAACAATCTAATGTTGCAACGTTGGACCGACCATAATGGACAAGAACACCGTGTGTTAGATGACTACGAACGTAACTGTACCTTGATTGACCTTACAGCACAACCCGAAGATGTCAAGGCTATCGTGGATGGTTGCATTCGTGAACAAATTTCACACAAGGACGTTGGCATGGTAGGCGCACACTTCCTAAAATTCTGTGGCAAATACGAATTGACCAAACTCAGTGACAGCGCAGATCAAGTCAGTCGCTGGATGAACGAAACATACAAAGGAGTATTAGATGATATTAGCCAAACCCGTGGTGGAGAACCAGTATTGGATACTCAAGAAGGATAATCGCAAGATTGGCCAACTTGAACTAAAAGAGAACGGTAACTGTACAATAAAAATCCTTGACAGTGTAATCAGTTACAAAACAATCAAGATGGCTCGAGAGGCGGTTGGGATCCAGTTCGAGCCGGCTGAAACTGTAACTCCATTGCCACCAAACATGGTCTATGGACACGAAGTCGAGGGCGATGTATTCAATCCCTTATGGGATGTCAAACACCGGTTGCCACTGTTCACCAGGGAAGACAAATCTAAGTCGTGGTTTGCTGCCGGCTGGTACCGTGTCAAGCAACATCGCAAGTGGCGAGTGGTTCAACACCCCAAACTCATCACCTTGGAGCGTTATGCCTATCAAGGTCCCTTTCAAACCAAAGAACAAGCAAATGACAAATCCCTTTCGTGATCAAGAAAAATTTATGCGAGCCTGCGAACAGACTGTGGGTGAATTTAACGAAGCACAATATCAACTGTATTGCAATCTGATTTCGGAAGAATTTGATGAGTTGGTGGCCAGCAAAACAAAAGTGGACGATCTTGATGCCTTGATTGACATACTTGTTGTGACCATTGGTGCTATACATAGTCTTGGTGTGGATGCTGAGGGTGCCTGGAAAGAAGTCATGGGCACTAACTTTGCCAAGATTGACCGACAAACAGGTATGGTACGCAAACGTGAGGATGGCAAGGTGCTCAAACCAGCAGGTTGGACGCCGCCTGCTCTGGAACAATTTATCAAATGAGCCTACATATAAATCGTTTCGTTGATTCAATCAAGGCACACGAATCTCGTGGTCAGCGTGATTTTACCATGACCATGCGTGAAGCCAAAGATCTTCACAGTGACATTACAAAACTGCTACTGACATTAGAAGCTCTACATACACCATCCAAACCGGAAACAATTACAGTAGAATTAAGCGGTGGCAGTTTCAAAACTACGTAGTTTTTGAGATAAATAAACTACGGAGATAATGATGTCGAGACCCAAACCAAATGTATTAATCGAGCACACCGACAAAGTAACTTACAAGACCGAACAAGTGTTGGCTTCGGAAGGAGTGTGGGCAGTATTTTTTAATACCAAACCTATCAACTTAAAAACTTCTAACATGCTCACACAATATCCAGGACCCAAGTACAAGAAGGTTTCATTCTCAAATCCTGGCCATGCCAAGAACTTGGCCCGTAAACTCAACACACAATTCAAGACCGACAAGTTTACAGTCGTGCTCTTGACGCAGGGGGCGCAAGTATACCCCGATGCCAAATAAACAACAACTCACCCAACAACTGTTAAATCAACTGCCCGAGGAGGACCGTCCTGGGCACCAGTTTGCTCTCAAGACTTGGTGGCAAGATAGTCGGGACGATGGAGGTCTAAGATTGAGCCTATATGGACTAGATGTGTTTCGACTGTTAAAGATCCAATCACACGAGTTTGAATTCACTCACGCACTCAGTCCCAGTCTGTTGATGACACTGAGTAGAAAACTAGACTGCCCTTACTTTCTCAAGGGCGGCAAAAGCACTCGGTTGATGTTGTTTGGTGATCAACAGGCCATCATGTATGCCATGTATGGTGACTTAGAAAAGTTTTTGCGTTATCTGGATCGAACCTGAATTGGTATAGAGCTTGCGCAATATTGATTTGGTTGGTTGATCAAATTGACTTATTTTTTCATCGCAGTATTTTAAAAATACATTTTGTTCCACAAGGTCTATATTGTGCTGTAGTCTTGCATGATTGGCCAATAGAAAATCTTTTGCTAGATCAGGATCACGCAGGAGATCTAGATTTTTCTCCACAGCACAGTAGGCACGGTCCCAGGGGTCTGCAAGTTTTTCATAACTGTGATCTACGATGTCATCGAATACGTCAAACCCCAATTGTCTCATGCTCTCAGGTATGCCCCAACCACCTACCCAGACGGGTAATGTGCCGCCATACATGGCCATTATGGTTTTTTCTGTTTGTAACGTCTCGCGTTCATAAAAACTAGGTTCAGTGATCAAACTAACACAACTGGGCTCAAACACTGTGGATTGTAGCAAGCCCTCATAGTTTTCAGCATTTGTAACGTGCCCGTAACGTAGACCATGTTCCATGAAAATCTCGTGACCAAATGTGTATGTTTTTTCCGGTATATTCATTGGTGTATCACTTATGATCTTTTTGTAAACATCAGACTGTGTGTTTCTGATCATGTGATTTCTTTTGAGATTGGTAGTCTTCCAACACAACGAGTAAGAATAATCAACAAGTTCAAAGTGTTTGATCAGCAACAGCAAGAACTCTCGATTGTGTCGTGGTTTGTTGATCATGAAGTTGAACCTAGTGTTTTTGTTGTTCCAGTTGGGCCGAATATTTTTTTGTTTAAATTCTTCAGCGGCCTTGACTAGAAAAATGGGCAAACTCACATGATTATAATCCTGCAGTTGGTCTTGGTGTGCCATGTGATCAAATACCAAGAGGTGCTGTTGGGGATCGCAAACACTGTTTTCCAACAAAACTTTTATGTGAAAGCAGTTGAGCTCATCGTCGTAGTGATGATCATTTACAAAAATAATCTCAGGGGAGTGCAATATTTCACCGTTGAATCGATATGTTGGGCCAAAAATTTCTATCATGTGTTCACCATAATTTATAGTTGAGAGGCAGTTGATCTCGAAAGCCTTGGCCCTACATTATTGACTTGAGAAATTCTTGGAGAGCAGGATCGTAGTTTTCAATTTGATTAATTACGTATTTTTGAAAAACATTGCTGTTGATCAGGTGCATATTGTGCTGTAGTCTTGCATGATTGCGTTTTATAAATTCTTGCGTGACTTTGGTATCCTTGAGTAGATGTAAATTTTTCTCCACAGCATAATATACACGATCCCATGGATCTTCCATGTGTTCGTAACTGTGATCCACAATATCATCAAACACATCAAACCCTAACTGACGCATATTTTGGGGTATGCCCCAACCACCTACCCAGACGGGTAATGTGCCGCCATATATGGCCATTATGGTTTTTTCAGTTATCAGCGTTTCTCGTTCGTAGAAGCAAGGCTCAGTTATTAGACTAACACAACTGGGCTCAAACACTGTGGATTGTAAAAGTTCTGTATAAACTTCAACATTTTTACTTTGACCGTAACGTAGTCCTTGATCTAGGAACACCTCGTGACCAAATGTATATGATCTCTCTGGTATATCTGATTGGGTATTTTCGATAATTTGTTTGTAGTGTTCCGACCCAATATTAGCCAACAAGTGTGCTTTTTTAATATTTTTATTTTTCCAACACAGCGAGTAGGTGTAATTATCCAACTCAAAATGCTTGATCAGCAACAGCAAGAACTCTCGATTGGGTCTTGGCTTGTTGATCATAAAGTTAAATGCAACAGTCTTGTTGTTCCAGTTGGACTGTATATTTTTTAGTGCGAACTGGGAGGATTGTTGTGCCATAAACACAGGCAAGCACAACAGTGTGTAAGGATACATCTCGTCGCTGTGATTTACATGATCCGAGATCAGAAAATGACTCATGGGGTCACAGGTGCTGTTGTCCAATAAAGTTTTTACATGAAAACAATGACCGATATCATCATAATGATGATCACGAATCAAAATTATTTCTGGTTTGTCTAAAATCTCGCCATGATAGCGATATGTAGGGCCTAATATTTCTATCATAGAAAGTATTTACTAAGTATTTGTATGTACTGGAATAATCCCACCATACGGGTAACTTACCCGCTGAACTCACAACCCGATCCAATTTATCAAAGTTTTCACAACGGGGCACATTGTATATTCTACGATCCTGCGGTGCCCAAGGAAACCATACGATATCAACAATCTCTACAGGATATCTGTGACTGGGCCAACGATCACATTGAAACAGTGGGAATAGATGGGTTTATCAATGACCCAAGAAATCACTACGACATTGCCAACATTGTAAAATTAAACATGTGGATTGATGACATACGCAAACAAGGTATTGTCAAGCCCATGAACATATTCTATGATGGTCAAGAAAAATATGGTATCAACAACGGCGAAAGTCGACTGCGGGCAGTAGAACGTATCAGTGGCCTAGCAACTATGTCGGCGTTTATTTGTACTAGACAAGAACATGCCAGTCGCTTTGCACATCTAGAACAGGTTCGTGACTTTGAGCACTTTGCTTTTTTGTGTAAGGCATTTGATTATGGACGTGAACAATTGTTTTTGTTTCAATTGACCGATCCCGAAGCACCTTATGGTATATTCTGGTACGAATATTCCAGTTTAAAAACTGCGGCAGTCACCCCACCAGAAAAATTTTGCGTAGATACTCTATATCAATATCTTCAGGACCGCCCGGATACCAAATTTACACCTGAGTGGTTTGATGACCTAAAGTCATGGCCCGAGTGGTGATGGCTCGGTCCAGTAATTGATCTGCATGGCTCTGCGCACAGTCGCAAAATGTGTAAGCGGATAACTGTGCCAGGTATCCGTACTAGGCACAAAGAACATGCAACGATTGTCGCGGCTTTCTACCTGATACCCACCTTCTAGCATGGTACCCGGATACAGTTGGGCATGATCAGTATAGACCAAGGCTGTGAGTCTTTTTTCCAGAAGATCATGGTGACGCTCAAGATAAAAATCACCATGGTCCGATATCACTTCTACTCTAGGATATAGATTGGTATAGTCTAGACCGGTGTGTGATTCAAAGTAGTGTTTCATCTCGCCTGTGTGTAGACCCAGCCACAACTGATACATGTGTGGGTATTGTTCAGCATGTTCGGGACCAATAAAAATGCGATCCCCGCCTACTCTGCGTCCAGGTAAAGGTTGTGATCCTGTATGGTCAACTGATTTGAGTTCGGCCAGGCACTCGGCTGTCAAGAAGTCATCTGCTATCCAATGTGTCCAGGGCTGATTATACTTTTGAGTTTTCATAAAAAGTCTTTTGTGCTATTTGTTTCCAGTCCTGATGACGATCACCAGTTGATTCAATATCAATTCCCAACCAAGGCAATGCATCATTGGCATGTCCAGCAAAGCCCATCTTGGGCAACAACAAATGTTCTGGCCAGCGTTGCAAAAATTTCTTTCGTATCAATGGCTTGGGAACTGTATTTACTTTGAATTCCCAAGGCAAGTTTAAAGCAAAGGTCATCACGCTCTTGAGCAAAAACGGATTACGTGTTTCAATTCCGTGTGCTCCACCAATTCGATCTAGCCCTGGAGCATCACATCCTATGACTTGACTCCAGTAGTCGGCCAACAACGTGGCCTGTCTAGGATCGTTGTCATAAACTTCTAGGCATTGTTGCCACATTCTGGAGTCCATGCTATGGCTGTAAGGACTAACGGAATGTTCTGTGGTATATGCTAGATTTTGGTATATGCCATACCCACCAAACAATTCATCAGCGCCCAGGCCGGTAAACATTACTCGAGCGGTACAAGCCTGCGCCGCAATCCATTTGCCTGTGAAACTCCAACTTTGTGCAGGCATTTGAGTACGCTGTGTGAGTTTTATGTATTCTTGAGCATATTGTTCATAGTCAACCAAAACCTCAGTCAAACGTTGTTGTTGAATCGGAGACAAAAATTCCCGCACACGATCTGTAACAGGATCTTTGCCGGTCATGTTGATGGCAATCAACTGTGCAGGATTCAAATCACGCAGAATGATACTGCTGTCCAGACCACCCGAATAACTGAGAGCAGTGGCACAATCAGGACGGATAATGCGCATGGCTCGAGACCATACCGCATCAAACTCTTGATAGGCATCGTCAAATGTCCGGTCGCCGTTGGGCTTGATCCATGACCATATGTTGTCTAGGCTGTTGGCAACTTCATGATTGTGATACAATCTACCCGGCTCAAGACGTTCAATTCCCTGCCAAGGAGTTTCGTGTTGTAGTGTCCAACACTTGTTGTTGTAGGGCACAGGTACCTTCTTGGCATCGATATAACACAGTATGGGTGCCACTTCACTTGACACAATCACCATGTCATCATCTTGATAACGATACAAGTAATGTTCGCCTTGCGGATCACTAGCATACATGGTGTTTTCAAAGTTGGTATACACCCAGGCCCAGGGTCCTTCAAAGTATTTGAACAGCCTGTGATCTCTTTGAGCCGCATGATAAGCCAACTCAATGTCATTGCTGTAGCCACCATGCCACTTGTAATCGTAGATTTCACCGTTGTAGGCAAAGAAGTCTTGGCCAGTTCTATTGTAAAAATCTGCTTTGCCTGTAATGTGCAACACAGTTTGTGCTATGAATCTATTGCCACGATGCTCGTAACGTACAAAATCAGGACCGCGACTTTTGAGTATTTCCACGGCCTCTAGGTGTTTGTCTAGCGGAATAGAGTTACGACTCTCAACAAATAATATACCACACATTATCTAATGTCCCGGCCAAGTTTTTGTAACCAGACGTCTCGATTTTGTTGCCATATACGTGCCAGATCGGCCAGTAGCATTTGATTGTGAAAAGCCGCAATCTGACAACGTGATCGTACTTGATGCCAGTCAAGGCTTTTTAAATGCAAGATTGTTTGTCGAGCACAGCCTGCAAAATTTGGCATCTTGTGTTGTGCTTCTAGCAATCGATCGTAACTGTGATCCACAATGTCATCCATGACATCAAAACCTAGTTCACGCAATTTTGCTATGGTGTATCTTCCACTGTAAGCAATCCAAGGCACCGGAGTGACCAGGCATCTAAATATTTTTTCACTGACACTGATTACATTGTCACTGCTGTAGGTTTCAACAATGATGCTTAACCAACTTTGATTATAAGCACTGTCATGTTCAAGACCGTGATTTTTGATAGGCATCTGCTCTGCTAGTTTTATGAATAGGTCTCTTTCTTGGCTTGTGGCTGAATGTGCCATGGCCTCATCTACAAATGCCTGGCGCCTAACATCCGCAGGTGCCACACGTTTGCCGCCAATCTGACAATTAAAACTAACATACCCAGAATCAAATCCTAAATTTTGATACAACTGTAACAACACCTGCATGCGTTTGTAGTCTTGACGATTTATAGCAAATGTGTAATCACGATCTGGAGTCCAGTTCAGATTGTCCGGAGCATATGAATATATTCCATAAAAACTCTGTGGTGCTCTATAAATTCGATATACACTAGGACAGTTCAAAAAATTGTCAGTGATGACCGTGGTGTCTCGATCAAACAAGTATGGTGTATCTTGAGATCGATCTTGAGCACAATCCCAAAGATCGTCAACTAAACTGACCACAATCTTTTGACTGCCACGTTGCCAAATAGATCTAGATGCACTCACAGGATTGATGTTTTGATAACGGTATTGTTGTAAACACTTGTAAATGTCATCGACCAAGAGTTTCTCTTGTGCTTCGCATTGACTTTTCTGCCAAATTTCTCCACTATGTACCACGCCCGGTTCGTCTGTTGTCATGATAATACTTATAGCAAAAAAGTACTAGTTTTTAGAAATCCAAAAATGTAACCCAAAGTATTACTTTTGTAACCCGCAAAAAGTAGTACTTTTATAGTACTTGATTTTGGTTGACCAAAAAAGCAATTTCGGTTATAATACATGTATGGAACTTAAAAAGCAACCCCGAAAAAAACGCACCGATCGTACACACATTATCTACTTCATCCAAATTGGCTTGGAGTACTACATTGGTGTTACAGCAAAAACTCAACGCACCATCACCATGAGCCTGCGCTCACGCATCAACAAGCACATCTATCGCTCGCGCACAGAAGACAAGTCATGGCGCCTGTACGAAGCAATTCGTGCCGCTGGCGAGTCGGCTGTGAACTTTGCGATCATTGACATTGTGCGTGGCAAGACTGAAGCACATCAACTAGAGCGTGAACTAATACGAAAGTACACACCTGCACTCAACACAGATGTACGGGTAAAAGCAGTTGACCAATAATTCCCATTTTGCTATAATACTTGTATAGAAACTAAAAGGAGCCCACTATGTCAGTAACAGTTAACGGTGTCAAAGTAGACACAATCGTAGCCGAAGCCAAGTCAGCCGCCAGGCAGGCCGCTGAACGTTTCTTCCAAGAAAAACTTGGCGGACGAGATCAGTTTGCCTGTGGTTTTGCCTGGGTTGATATCTTTGGTGTTCGAGGCAATACCAAACTTGGTAAGGCACTAAAAGAAGCAGGCGTTAAGAAAAGCCATACAGGGGCTTTCCAAATTTGGAATCCAGCAGACATGTATGTACAAAATGTAGACACCTTGGAAGCCGGTGCCCAAGCGGCGGCTGATGTTTTTAAGAAATACGGATTCACAGCCTACGCCGGAAGCCGTTTGGATTAAGGAAATGTCATGATTGAAATGTTCTTATTCCTAGCCATTACCTTTGCAATCAAAGTTTGGTTCATTAACCGATACATGTAAGGAAAAATATGAGATTATCACCACTCGACGAGCGTATGAACGCAGACATTGATGCGCTGATTGCCAAACTGCAAGAGGCAAAAACAAGTCGCACATATCTACAACGTGCCAGCCTTGTGGGGCGAGTTGCCGAACAGTGCCAAAGTTATGAATTTTATTGGGAAGAAAAACTTTACAGTTTGATGGACTAAGTGTACTATGAACCTGATCAGTCAGTATCTAATGAGCATTGATCGGCCACCCTATGTGGATGGCCGGCGAGTAGGACAGGCCACACCCTGTTTGAGTTATGGCAAACCCTCTTGGTTTATCTCATTCCTAGATGGGTATACTCATACCAACAACCCTGTGTTCACTGATGAAGATGGTCTGAACGGCGCACCCACCGTTAGAGAATACGCAACGAATTTAGGATATGAACCATGTACCAACTAATCTTTACATTTTTAGTCACAACACAGGCTGGAATTCCAGGCTTTCACATAGAGCGTATGAGTCAGTTTAGAGAACTAGAGGACTGCGAAAAGACCCGGGCTTCCATGGTTGCGTACATGGATCGGTTGGTGCGGGAGAACAAGATGTTTCCCGGCGTGTTTGAATGTCAAAAGGTACAGCGATGAACAAAGAAATTACACTAACGCCTGCGGGTGGCCGATTCTATCGTGCCATGGCATTCCACTGGGCCACTGTGGCTGTGCTAATGCCACCCCTGGCCATTGCCATGATTGCGGCCATCTTGAATCCGTTTTGGTTTCGTGATTCAATGTTCAACTGGGTCGAACGCCAAATTAATAAGTTCACACGTTGGCGCAACAATGTGAAATACCGCATTTATCTTGGATGCGACCCTGTGGTTTGGCACACTCTCAAGGGTGACTTGAAGTGAACAAGTTGATTCGTGATGGTAAGGTGGCTGTACTAGTATCGCCAGGCTATGGTGCAGGCTGGAGTTCGTGGAATCCTGACACCGAAGAATTATTGTTTGACTCTGCTATAGTAGAATTGGTCGAACATAATAAATGGGAAGAACTAGACGTATATGTTAAACTCAAATACCCAGGTATCTATGATGGTGGCATGAGAGATTTGGAAATAGAGTGGCTTCCTGTGGGCACGGAATTTATCATAAAAGAACACGACGGTGCAGAGACTATTGAAATAAAATCAGACATAATTTGGTACCAGGCTTGACAAATACTTAGAAATATCATATAATAGGTGTTTACATAAGGCACATATGGAATTTCTTCCTGTACTAGAACTCATCGATCGCTTGTGCATTGCACGAGTAAAACATGCTCGCACTCAGGGTGCGAATCAAATTGAACTTGATTGGTATGAAGACAAATATTGTCAACTGCCACAAAGTCCTGAACTGGATGCAGACATTCAAGCAATGACTGACATTCATCATGCCATCTGGGACCTGGAGTGGCAACTGAAATCCGGAGTAGAGCAGATGTTGAGCCTACAAGAGATTGGTCGTCGTGCTATTGCAATTCGAGATTTCAATAACAAACGGATCGCTTACAAAAACTCCATTGCCACTATTTTAGGTCATCCTGTGAAGGAGATCAAACAGGACCACCTGGCAGACGGTACCGTTGACACTAAATAGTTTTTCCTGCTACAATTACAACAGGCCTTGATAGCTTAATGGTAAAGCAGGCGACTCATAATCGCTTGAGTGGGGGTTCAATTCCCTCTCAAGGCACCACTCTGCCCGTAGTATAATGGATAATACAATCGGCTTCTACCCGATGAATGTGGGTTCGATTCCTGCCGGGCGGACCAAAGTTTTCACTAAATATTTCAGGAGAACATTATGGAACCCACTAAACCCGTAAAACTTGCAGATGCTGTGAAAGAGGCTCTGGCCCGAAAGCATCAAGCCGCTCACCCTGACGCCAAACTTTCTCGAACTCAGCAAAAGGCCGCCCGACGTGGCACTCCAGCAATTACTGGAAAACCCATGCGAAAGGTCACTGGCCGAGGAGGCTAACTTGTCAAAAGTAAACACCAGTCCTGAACGTCATACATTTCAAAACTCTTCAGATCTATTGGCTGATGTACTAGAACGTTTGCGGG